GCACTTTCCTTTTCATCATAGGCCTGCTGGCAACGAGGAAAAAGGGTGGCTAGCCAGATCAATCCGGACCTGCTCTACCTCCTGCCCAGGGAATCGCTCCTGGTCTTCGAGGACGCCCGCCTGTTCGGGCTCCTCCAGGCGGTCTGCAACTACTACTCCCCGCGCAACGACCAGCCCATGTGGGGGGGCCTCATGCGCGCCATCGCCCAGGAGCTCGCCCGCCTGGACTACGACTACCAATATGATATTGTCACGGGGGAGCCGCAGTACCTGACGCCCCCCGACGCCCGCCGCCGCTGGGCGGGGCCGCTGTCCGTGGGGCGCAACTTCCCCCCGCCCGCGCAGTTCGACAAGGGCGACTTCACGGGGAGCCCCGTGGTCCCCTCCCTGACCAACCCGGTGGGGTACAGGGACATGCTCGTCGACCTCCTTGCCGCCTACCGGCTCGGGGCCACCTCCAAGGCAATCGAAGACGTGATCTACGCCTACACGGGGAAGGCCATCAAGGTGGTGGAGCTCTACACGCAGATAGGGCAGGGCGTCTACGACCAGTCGGACCGGAACGCCATCCAGGTGAGCGTCAACGCCTTCGGGAGCAATCCCCTGACGGAGGTGCAGAGCCTCGGGCAGCTCCAGGAGATAGTGCGGAGCCTTTACGGGGCCATCGACCTCGCCAAGCCCGCCCACGTCGGCCTGGAGTTCACCACGGTGTTCGGGGAGACCGAGAACCTCCCCATGTCCATCATCGACACGCTGCGGATCATCGTCCAGCAGATAGAGGCAGCGCCGCTCGACCCGATGCTGTGGATAGCCCCCATATTCGACGTGAAGCACCCGAAGACGACGCTCGCATCGTTCGGACGCCGCATGACGCCCTTCCTGACCTATGCCCAGTGGACGGCGCTCCAGGCCCTTCCCGCCCCGTGGGACCCGGCCGCGACGTACGCCAGGGGCATCCTGGCGAGCCTCTCCACGATCAGCCCGCCGATGGCGAGCTACCTCATGTACCGGGCCCTGAAGAAGAACGTCGGGCAGTCCCCGGCAAGCAGCCCCTCCTACTGGAAGCAGCTCCCCAGCCCCGCGGCATGGCAGGCATACCATCCGCTGCCTTCCGGGGCTTACATCCTCGGCATCGCCCCGTGGGCGGGCGGCTCGCCGTTCTATGCGGGCCAGTTCATCCTGGACCCGAATGGCAACTTGCAGGTTGCGACCACGGGGGGCATATCCGGCGCTTCCGTGACGTTCAGCACCACCAAGGGGGACATCACGGACGACAACGGCATCCTGTGGGAGAACCTCGGCACGAGCTACCTCACCAGTCCGCAGAAATGGATCCAGGTCGTGGACAAGACGGGGAGCCCCACCGGCGAGGTTGCCAATTGGAACGTCGCCAGCCCGATGGGCCTCGTGGCCCCGAGGGAGTCGAACGCCTGGGAGATTCGTAAAGACTCATTGCAGGTATTAAACTTTGATTGAAAAAACAACTTCCCATTGGTATTATAGGGGGGGGTTGTCGTGTTCGTCTACCTGATCGTAAACCATGAGACCAGCAAATATTACGTTGGTCAGCACAAAGGGAGCAACCTAAAGAAGTACCTCCAGCAGAAGCTCCACCACGCCCGGAGAGGAATCTCCGAAAACTCCCGCCTGTTCCATTCCATGCGCAAGCACCCAGACCCCAAGGTCTGGTCCATCCACGCCCTACGATCCGACATCCAGGACAGGATCGAGCTTGACCAAATTGAACGGGACTTCATCAGGTTCCTGCGCTCGCAGGACCCGGAGTACGGCTACAACATCCAACGGGGAGGGGAGGGGTTCACGGGGCCGCACACGAAGGCCACTTGTTCTAAAATATCTGCAGCAAGTAAAGAGATGTGGTCATCCTATAGTCCACAAGATCGTAGAGTTCACTCACTCAAAATCCGTAAGGCTAAGCAACTTAATAAAAAACCACAGATAGAAAAACTCTGTCCTGTCTGTGGGGGGACCTTTTTCGTATCCTTTGGAAAAAAGAAGAGGGTATATTGCTCATCAACCTGCTTTTTGCATCGGATAAAAGACAAAAGGAGTGAGCAAATAAGATTGAACGCCTTGCGAAAGGCCCAAAAATCTCCCACGTTTCATATTCATATGTCGGAAGCTCAGTCCGTTCGGCGAAGACGGGAAAGGGAGCAAGGGATTAAGCCCGTTATGCCCATGCGACATGTATGGACCGATGTAGAAAGGCTTAGGCAGGCTGAGCGGATGAGGTTGCGACAGCAAGGAAGACCCATGCCAAAATCTCAAAGAGACGCTATTTCCAATGCACTCAAGGGGATGGTATGCGACGATAAACGAAAGGCCTCTTTAGACAGAGGCAGGCATACACGTTGGCATGTTGCTAGAGGTATCCTCAGCAATGGTTGCGGGTTTTGTTTGAGGGCTTTAAGTCCCCTAAATAGATGAATACAAGCATGGGGATCAAATGCTTCCTCGTGGAGCCCATATTCGGGGACAAGCGCATCGACGACTCCGATTATCCCGTATGGGACAACCGGGAAATCCTGGGCTTTGTGCGCAACGACACAGGCGAGCGCCACGAACACGTGCATGAGTTCGGCCCGGGAGCCATGTGGCATTGCTACTGGTACGTCAAAAACGCCATATGGAAGAACGAGACCGAGCCCCCGCTTTGCGTCGTCCTCCCCAACGGCTCCGACTGGAGCATCGACGGGCATTGTTCCAATTGCACAATGAAGGACGACTGGACGCACCGCTGCTGGCCCAGGCGGGGGGAGCCCCCCAACGTCACCGTGGACAAGAATGCCGGGCCGACATGCCCCGTGGGGGCGGGCAGCGTCCTGGCCAATGGCTGGCACGGGTTCCTGAAGGACGGCGAGCTTCACCAAGCATAGGAGGCAAGGGACTACCCGTTCCTAGTTAGATGAAGAAGAAGTCCTACCTTTCGCCGGCCAACGGGACGCTCGAAATAACGACGACGCGCTCGGCGCAGCCGTCCGCCTCCATAGTCCTGGACCTCGGCATACCCAATTTCTCCATATTTTCCGTAAAGTTCCCGGCTCCTCCCAGCGACCCGGGCGTGTTCCGGCAGGTGGCGAGCGAGGCCCTGGCCGTGATGCTGGACGAGATGTCGGCCTTCATGCTCTCCACGGGGTACGGGAAGGACGTCATCGCCAAGATGTACGCCCTGGCCCTCGAATGCTACAGGGAAATCACGGAGAGGGGGAAGGCGGAGGAGGAGGATAAGGACCCCACGGTGAGGACCGCCAGGGGGAGCTTCGAGCTTCCCATGGGGTTCGTCAACGAGACGCAGAAGCACGTGGTCACGGCGGGCAAGAAGGTCAGGAAGGCCCCGAAGTACAGGGCCCTGGAGTTCGTCAAGGACCGCCCGGAGAAGCCGTCCAAGAACGACGTCCTCAAGGCCATCAGACGCTACAGGTTCCAGAGCATAAAGACGCAGCCCTTCCCCCTCTACCTCGTCGTGTACGACAAGGAGGGGAACCCCAAGGGGACGCTGTCGCTCGGGCCCGGGTTCCACAACGAACTGCTCAGGATGCAGTACGGCAAGAAGGCGGGGCAGTGGGGGGTGCGCTCCTACGATGGGGACTCCGCCCACGACATCCTGGACAGGTACAGGCAGCCGGGGACGGCGCTGGGCTTCGATGAGCCCATACCGAAGGAGAACGTCCCGGCGCTCCTCGCCGAGATAGAGGGCATGGCCCTCGACACGCCCGAGCGGAAGCAGGACTATGTCGCGGTCGCCACCTTCCTCCTCGACCACGGCTCGGAAGTCCCCCATTCCGTCCGCCGCAAGGCCGCATTGCTGGCCAGGGAGCTTTTCAGGGAGCCCGAGGTCAAGGGATGGAAGGACCAGGAGGCCAGGAGGCAGCAGGTGAAGAAGGAGGTCCTCCTGCTGGAGGGCGCGAAGGGCAAGGCTGCGGGCGTAACCAGCCTTCCTCCAGGAGGCGGGGACTCCGAGGAGGCCCTTGCCCAGAAGGTCAAGGACGGGGGAGGCAGGTTCGATGGCATCTCGGGGGGGCACGTCTGGTTTACCGACCCCGACCCATCATGCGGGTCCTCGTTCGTGCTCCGCTTCGAGGACACCACCCCGGAGAACGTCAAGGCGAAGATAGAGAAAAGCCATAGGGAACACGAGGATGCCGCGGCCAGGGGCAAGGTAGCCAAACTCGCCCTGGCGCTCCCCAAGGACCTCGTCTACCACCATACCAGGCTGGAATACCTGCCCTCCATCAAGGCCGAGGGGTTCATACAGGGCTCGTTCTCCTCCAGGCCGATAAGCGTCTGGGGGGACGTATGGCTTGCCGTAAGCCTGAAGGACCTGGGCCCGGTCCAGCGGCATCCATACGGGAACGTGATCGCCTACGAGCCCGGCGACTGGCTGTCCCAGCATCCCGTGCCTGCCGACAAAATCTACGTCATGATCCAGAAGGGCAAGATTGTCGGACGGCTGTCCGACTTGGCGATTGAGAAGAAGGCCGACTACATCGACGAGGAGGGCCACTGGGCGGGAGAGGGCGACGCGGCGTCCGGCATCCTTCCCGTATGCCCTGCCACCGGGCGCGTCTGCCTCGCATGGCGCAGCGCCGACGTCCTGAAGGGGAACTGCTGGGGCACGATAGGCGGGGCGGTGAAGCAGGGGATGTCGCCCGCCGACAGCGCCAGGCACGAGCTGAAGGAGGAGACGGGGTACGGGGGAGGCATCCTGCTCCATCCCGCCTTCGTCTACAAGGACGGCAAGTTCCAGTATTTCAACTTCGTCGGGGAAGTGCAGAGGGAGTTTGCCTTCCGCCCCGTAGAGGACAGCGCATGGGAGACGGACAAGATAAGGTGGGTGGGGCTGGACGACGCCGAGGCGCTCATGGAGTCCGATCCCAAGCAGTTCCATCCCGGCATGCTCGCCCTGTTCGAGGATTCCGGCAAGATGATACGGCGGCTGTGCCGGAAGGGAAGGGGCATGCCCGGGGAAGGCAAGGGGGGAACAAAATGACGGAGAAGCACGATGCCATCATCAGGAGGGGGAGGATCACGGTCTCCAGGGAGGACACCGGGGAGGTCCTGTACCGCGCCGACAACATCATAACCGACGTCAGCAGGTGGTTGTTCTCCATCTTCATGGCGACGGCGAGCCCCATCTCGCTGTCCCCTCCGCAGACGCAGCCCATCAGCGTGCCGGCCGTCGAGCCAGCATGGGGCGCATGGGGGCTGGCCCTCGGGGCCGGGAGCCCGACGTGGGCACCCGAGACGCAGCCCATAGAGACCGCCTCGCAGGTGGCGATGGTCCAGGAAATCGCCCGCATCCGGCTCTCCAGGATAAACTTCGTGACGCAGGACAACAGCGGGAACTTCAACCCGGTCAACACCATATCCACGAGCGTGGACTTCCAGACCACGGTCAACCCGACCGTCGACGGCATCGTCCAGGCCATCCGGGAGATGGGGCTGATCGGGGGAGGGCTCCCTTCTACGCCCATGCAGACCGCGCCGTACTTCGACGGCGTGCCGTCCTCCTACCCCAGCGTGGCGGCGGCGCAGCAGACGGTCATCCTTTTGAACTATAAGACATTACCTCCTTTGTTACTTCCACCAGGAATAAACATCATCTTTTCGTGGATTTTTTCCTTCTGATTCTAAAGGACTTGTCATGTCGAAGGCCGCCCCGTACAACGAGGCAAGGGATCGGATGGGCCTGGTCGAGGAGAGCAGGGCGCTCGTCGCCGCCTCGCTGGACCCCGACACACCCCCCTCCATGGTCGGGGACCTCGCGCTGGGGATGGCGGAGAGGTGCTGGCGGCTCCGGAGGGCGTCCGGGGGGCGCTCGACGTCCGGCCTGGGGTTCCACGTTTCCTTCTGGAGGCACGCCGTGCTGGGCGACCGGCTGCTGACCCTTGCGGGAAGGCTCTACCTGTGGTGGACGCTGGGGGTGATGCGCAGGTCCCCCGACGACATCCTGCCCCGGGTCGGTGGGAAGGACGGGAGGAAGTAGGCATGGGAAGGATACTGGCGGTCCGTCTCGGCGAGAGGCAGGAACTGGGGAATGGTGCCATCGACACCGGCTACAGGATTATCCTCGCCGTCAACGTCATCCAGGCCGACGTGCAGACCACCACCTTCTACGGCGACCAGCTATTCCAGATGACGGGCTCCCCGTGGGGGGCGGGGACGGTCGACGTGGGATCCCTCGACAGCATAGCCCTGTACAGGAAGTTCCTTTCGAGGTTCCTGATGCATCCCGTCATGTGGGCGGAGTTCGAGTCCGTCCCCCCGAACCCGTCCCTCGCCAGCTCCGGGATATACCTCGTCCCGGCCCAGCCCACCCCATTCCCCACGGTCGAGGCCCCGCTCGTCCTTATAGGTAACGGGTACGATTCCCTCAGGGGATGGTGGGTGAAGTTCCAGGGCAACTTCAACAACACCATCCCCCTGTTCCGCAAGTTCCCGAGCGTCGTCGGGGGGCCCGCCGACTACTCCATCAAGGGAAATTGAAAAAAGCGGCATTCCATCGGTATTGATGCTGCATGGGCGGCACCCCGAAAATCCTGTACAAGCAGTACGGCGGGAAGTCCTCCATCGCCAGGTGGATAGTCTCGCATTTTCCTCCCCACAGGGTCTACATGGAGCCGTTCTGCGGCTCGTGCGCCGTCCTGTTCGCCAAGCCCAGGTCGTTCATCGAGATCGCCAACGACCTCGACGGGCGCATCGTCGGCATGTTCAGGCAGGCGAGGGAGAACCCCGAGCAGCTTGCCGCCCTCCTGTGGGCGACGCCCTATTCCAAGGACAACTGGCGCGACGCCGCATGCGGCGATGACGCCCTGGAGGACGCCAGGCTGCTCATGGCCCAGGGAACGCAGTTCTACTGCGGGAACGGCAATACCAGCACGTGGGCGCTGGAGAAGTCGGGGGTGCCGCACAAGCCCAAGCCCGAGGTATGGGCGGACTGGTTCCTCCGGGTCTTGCCGGCCGCAGCCAGGCTTCGCAGCGTCGAAATCCTCAACGAGGACGGGGTCGACGCCCTCAAGAGGGTCTACATGCAGGAGGACGCCCTCGTCTACGTCGATCCGCCGTATTCCGGGCACGAGGGCGAGTACAGGTTCTCCGTGGACTACGGGAGGCTCGTAGAGGCCCTCCGCGAGGCCAAGGCCAGGGTGGTGGTGTCGGAGTACCCCGAGGCGGCCGTCCATTATCCGGGATGGCGATCCGAGAGGAAGGACACGGTCGGCAGGGCGAGGACCGGGGCGCACGACACTACGGCGAAGCCCAAGGCGGAGGTCCTGTTCTTCAATTTCTGAGGGGGCGCAAGGAGGAAAGGGATGACGGTGCCGTTCGACTGGGCGGGGAACGCCCTGATCTGCCTCGGCCTGTGGTACATGGGGGCCAGGAAATGGTGGGCCTTCGCATTTTCCCTGGTCGGGGAGTCGGTGTGGGTGCTCTATTCCTTCCAGCACCGCCTCTGGTCGCTGGCCTTCATCTGCGCCGTGTTCGCCGTCCTGGCCCTCAGGAACCTGGTCAAATGGAGGAAAGAAACATGAAGGTGTTCTTGATTTGCCCCGTCCGCGAGGCTACGAAGGAGGAAACGAAGTTCGTAGCCGAATACGTTTCCCTGATGGAGGAGGAGGGCCACGAGGTCTATTGGCCGGCGAGGGACACGGACCAGTCCGACCCCTGCGGCCTGGACATATGCTCAAGCAACAGGGAGGGGATGGAGCGGGCCGACCGGGTGGACGTCTGGTGGAACCCGGCGAGCCAGGGGAGCCTGTTCGACCTCGGCATGGCGTTCGCCCTCCGCAAGCCGTTCCACCTGGTCAACTGGAAGATGGTGCCCCCCACCCCGCACAAGTCGTTCTCCAACCTCCTGATAGCCCTGAATTCGAGCCAGAGGGGGACCCAATGAAGGCATTCACCCTTACCGAGCCGTGGGCGTCGCTGGTGGTGTGGGAGGAAAAGAAGTGGGAGACCCGATCCCGCCCGAACAGGAGGATAGTGGGGGCGCGGGTCGCCATCCACGCGTCCAAGGGATTCCCCAGGAAGGCGCTCGCCCTGTGCGAAACCAGCCCCTTTATCGAGGCCCTGGCCAGGCACGACATAGAGCCAGACCAGTTCGCCCTCGGGCACGTCATAGGGTTCGTGACGTTCGCTTCCTGCCGCCCGGTGGAGGAGGTCCGCGACCAGTTGTCCAAACAGGAGCTGGCGTTCGGGGACTACCGGGACGGGAGGTTCTGCTACCAGCTCCTGGACCCGGAGTTCATCGAGCCCATCCCCGCCAGGGGGATGCTGGGGTTCTGGGAATGGAGGCCGCAGCAGGACTATTACCGGAACTACGCCGAGGGCCTGCCCTGTTCCTTTCCGTCCTGAGGTCCGCCCGTTTCTTCTGCATGCTCCAATTGGCCCCCGCACATGGGGCAGCCCGGGCCCGTGTAGGTCGGCACCGGGTAGCGCTTGCCGACCCACCCGTACCTGAGGCACCTCACGGGGGGCTCCAGCCGTGCGTCCTTGCTCATTCTTTCGTCCATGGCCTTCCCGTGACGGCCTCCTCCAGCCATTCGATGGTCCTCGTTTCGCTGGTGGTCCCCTGGTTCCCCACCGTGTAGCTGGGCTCCCCGCAATGCCAGTGCACCTCGAACGTGCATACCCCAGCGGGCCCGTCGTAGTAGAAGTGCCTCCGTGCCCGCCGGTTTCCCTCCCGGGGATCCCATCCGGCCAGCAGGGCGTGGAGCACCGGCAGCAGCCTCTCGGTTTCCCTGTTCATCCGTCCCATGGCGTCCTCCGCCTACATTATACCTCGCATCGCCCGAACATTCCGTATTTTCGTTTCTTTAGTGGGGGAATGCCATGTCCAAAGCCAGCACGTTCGAGTCCGCCTTCCTGAAGAAGGCAGCGCCCGGCCTCCGGCGCAGGCCGGACTATGGGGCCAGGGGCAATCCCTCGGAGCCGCCGAAGCCTCCCGAGCCGCCCAGGCCGCCCGCCCCTCCGCTGCATGCAAAGGCCGCCGCCTCGGCCCCCAGGGAATACCCGGTCAGGAAGAAGGAGGACGGCTTCTGGTACGTCATCGGCCTCCAGGGGGAGGAAGTCAACGAGGAAGAAGGAGGCCCCCCGACCGTCAAGACGCCCGACGCATGGCTCGACGTTCCCCTTGAGGCCAAGAACCTGGACCTGGCCGAGGAGCTGTACAGGGCGTTGTACGCCGAGTTTCAGGTCAACGACAGCCTGAAGGAGGGCGACGTGTTCGCCACCCCCATCGGCAGGTTCGTGTGCCAGGGGGTGGACGTCGTGCCCCAGGACGACATGGCCAGGAAGGCGATAGCCGAGGTCGACGAGAGGTACAGGTGCGAGTGCGGATGCGACCAGGGCAAGCACCGCAAGAGGGTGAGCGAGGGCGGCGGCGTCGAGTACGGGGAATGCTCCGACCACCCTGAATGCAGGGAGTACAGAAGGCGGGAGGCTAGTCCGAACATCCCCCCGAATCCTCGGCAAAGCGAGGTATAATGACCGTGGAGGGACAAGCCATGCAGAAGCCGGTCAAGGAATTCGCCGAGGAACTGAGCGACGCGTACTCCACCGACGCATATGGCGGGTGGGAGGGCTGCATCCTCGCCCTGCGCAGGCGAGGGTACGACGACCGCCAGATAGAGGCGATCATCCGCAGCAAGTACACGCGATGGGCGGCGGACGAGAACAGCGGCACGGGCACCCCCAAGGGCCTCCTGACCTTCATCGACGACCCGAGGAACGAGGTGACCCCCAAGGAAATCGAGGACATCGCCACCGAGACGCCCCAGCTCAACCCCTGCTGGAAAGAATGAAGTTTCCTGAAATTCCTGGTATTCCCCTTCATGGACGACGAGGAAGGAAGGCCTAGCTGGTCGCATCTCTACGGCTCGGCGCACGGGGGGTACGTGCCCCCCGTCCTGCTATGGAGGCTCCGGGACGCCCCCGGGGCGGTGAGGGATGTGGTCGGGGGAAGAGAGGGCGACTGGGTGGCCCTGGTGCCCCCCGACCTGGCGGACTCCTGGATGTCCATGGCGGAGGGCGACGGGCCCTTCAAATTCTGCTCCGTAGCCCGCATCGAACTTGCGGACGGCGGGGCGTTCCTGGTGGGGATGCACACATGAAATCCAAGGAAGTCATAAGGCTGATCAGGCAATCGGACCCGTCCGGCGAGACGGAGGTGTGCGTCGGGAACGACGACATCTTCTTCGTCTCCAGGGAGCCCGCCTACCACGACGGCTGCCTGCGGCTCCTGGTGCGGGACAAGTCCATCGACGGCTACAACGTCACGGGCGTCCGGTACGTGGAGAGCGGGGACAAGGTCGTCATCCACACCCTGTCGGAGGACGACGTGCTCCTGGAGAATCCCGAGGCCCCGATAGACTACTCCGGCCTCACCGAGCCGAGGGCGACGAGGTACAGGGAGGCCGACGAGAGGCTGCGGCAGGAGAACAGGGGCGTCCACCGCGAGGCCGAGCTCGGCCTGTTCCTGGAATGGGCCAGGGAGCTGGCGCACGCCTCCTTCCCGGACATCAGTGAGGAAATCGACGACGTGGGGTTCTCGGAGCTCGCCGAGGACTTCTTCGACCGCAACCTGAGCTACAGGGACCCCCTGCCGAGGGTCGTGCCGCCGAAGGCGGGGGAGCCGGGCACATTCCCCAGCTACGCCGAGCGCAGGCGGAAACAATGGGACGAAGGCGTGGCGATAACGTGGGACGGGAAGGTGATCGGCATCGAAAAAAGAGAAAAGAAGGAATGGCTGAACTGACCGCATGGATTCCTACCATCCTCTTTCCTCCGTATGGGAGGGCAGCGACGCCGAGCTCCTGGAGCTCATGCTCCTGTTCTATCCCCGGCGACCGCCCGAGGGCATCCTGGACGCCACCGTCAACCGGGGCAGGTTCTGGAAGGGGAGCCCCCGGAAGGTGACGGGAATGGACGTGGACCCGTCCTTCCGCCCCACGGTCGTGGGGGACAACTCCATGATGCCGTTTGCGGACGGCTCGTTCGACGTGGTGGTGTACGACCCTCCCCATACCCCCGACCACAGTTCCGGCAAGAGCCGCAAGGACTTCCGCTTCAGGTTCGGGCTCGGGGCCAAGTCGGGCAAGGAGACTAGCTATTCGTTTTCCTTCACCTACCCGGGGTTCCTCCGCGAGGCGTCCCGGGTCCTGAGGCCCGAGGGTGTGCTGCTGTGCAAGGTGTCGGACTACGTCCACAACCATCGCTACCAGTGGGCGCACATGGACCTGGCCATGGAGGGGCGGAAGGCGGGGTTCACGCCGTGCGACCTCATCGTCAAGGTGCGCAGGGGGCCCATCGTGGACCCGAGGTGGAAGAAGGCCCACCACAGCCGCAGGCGGCACTGCTACTGGCTGGTGCTCCGCAAGTCCCCCCGGTGCGAGTGAGGTCCGGAAGATTCCTTCGAGTTTTTCGACTTTCCGAGGTATTATACATGGGGGAGGGGCCCAGCCCTTTCCCCACCCGAGCCCACTTCGCTGGCCGCAACAGATACGCGGGCGGCGTTGGCCCGGGGAGGATGCCCGACGCGTCAAATAGGTAGGGACGGTCCTTAATGTGTCCGGGCCGTCCCCGCCTTCAAGGATCGAGGGATGCACATGCCGCACGTTCTCCGAATTCGGACGACAACGACCCAAACTAGGGCTGGCGGCGGAGCCCGCCCGGGATAGACGATCCCGGAACGAGGTTCAAAGGCCGCCGGAGGTAATCGGCGGCTTTCGTGTCTGTGGGGGGACCATGAGCGACTGGGCGACGAGGGACCTGCCGAGGCCGAGCGCATTCATCCAGTGGAAGGGGACGGGCTCCTGCGCCGACTACTATTGCGTGTGCGGGCAGCAGTTCCACATCGACGGGGAGTTCGTCTACGCCGTCCAGTGCGGGTACTGCGGGAGGACGTACGAGGTGTCCTCCGTGCTCGAAATGCGGGAGATTCCCCCCGGCGAGAAGTGGGAGGGATGCGATCCCGTGAGGGCGTTCTGATGGCCGACCTGGAACGGCACTGCAGGGACTGCGAGAGGCTCCTGGGGGACGGGCACGAGGCGGTCCACCAGTGGATGGACCAGGAGTTCGGGAAGCACGGGGCGGACCACCGGCGCTTCCGGCACCATTCCCGGGGGGTGGACGAGGCCGACGAGCTGTTCGGGCGGGAGGCGGCCAGGGCGGCGGTGGCCCACATCGTCCGAGACTGCGGCAGGGTGCCGAGGGAGAGGGACTACTACCGGGCGCACGACTTCCGCATAGAGGTCGCCCCGGCCTCCATGGCACCGGGGGGCGAGGACGCATGGTGGGACGAGTTCGAGAAGAAGGTCAAGGAGGAATGGGGAAGGATTTTTGGCGTGCAGCTCGTCGGTGGAGCGCAGTCCTGATAAGACTGAGGCGGTTGGGTTCGACTCCCACCACGCCAACCAAGATCGTGGTTCCGTCGTCCAATAACCAGGACCCTCGCCCGATTAGCGAGAGATTGGGGTTTAAGTCCCTACGGAACCACCAGGATTTGCTGGCGTAGCTCAGTTGGTAGAGCGCTGCACCCGTAATGCAGAGGTCGGAGGCCCAAACCCTCTCGCCAGCTCCAGTTTCGTGCGAACGCAAGCCTATTATGCTGTGCGAACGCAAGTTTTTGATGCTGTGTGGACATAAGTTTTTGATGCTGTGTGAACATAAGTTTTTGCTGCCTTAGCACAGTGGCAGTGCGTTAGCTTGGTAAGCTAGTCACGGGAGTCCGATTCTCCCAGGCAGCTCCAGCTTTGCTGGCGTGGCGCAGCGGTCGACCGCATCCGCCTTGTAAGCGGAAGGGCCACGGCCCCACGGGGGTTCGACTCCCTCCGCCAGCTCCAGGCTTAACGTTCATGATGGTGGACGCTATCAGGCATTGCGTCCATCATCGTGGTCATTCCGGGGTCGGCTAATGGTAGGCCGCGAGCCCTTGAAACTCGCTATGGAGGTTCGATTCCTCCTCCCGGAACCAAGCCTTAAAATCCCTGAAAAACCCTAGCTTTACGGTGTATAATGTAGGTGGAGGGAAAAAGACACCATGGCAAAACGGATCGCAAAGACCGCGAAGCGGGCGATGGAAGCGAAGGGGGTCTATGCCGACCACGACGCTCTTTTCGCCGCTTTCAAAGCAAAAGCCGCCGCCGAGGGTCGTCATCCCACCGACGAGGAGATGCTTGAGGAGCTTGGGTTCGTCGAGCTTCCGGCGTTTCCCGAGACGAAGCCAACAACGAAGATTGCCAAGCAGGTGGTGGCGGCGAAAAAGATGATTGCGGCGGTTGACGCCGCCGAAGCAGCCGCCAAGGCCAGGGGTCGAGAACTGACCGACAAAGAGCTCGTGAAACTTGGTTACGTCGAAAAGCCGAAGGGCTGTTTCAGCCTTCCCATTTCCAGCCGTGTAGCCCTAGCCCTTGTCAAGGAAGGGTTCAAAAGGTGAAAGAGCGCATCATCTTCGACCCAAAGAAATGGCCCACCAAAGGTTGGGAGGAGGATCGAGGGCTTGAACATCACATTCGTATTCACAATCCCCCCGAAGCGCTTTGGGACAAGGCCTTGCCCGCACTAGGCATAAGAACACTAAAATCCGACCATTGGCAGGGATGGTGGATAGACCTGACTCCGTACGATCCCTCGCTCAAGGGGTGGAAGCTTGCGGGAAAGGGCGACCTGCCCAATACGATCCGCACGCCAAAAGAGATATTTGCCCGTGAGGGGGACGTCAAGCTGGCGCGGTTTTTTGCGGCGCTGACGTCTTTCCTCGACGGCACCCCCAGCCCCCTCGACATGGACGCCAGCGGCATCGGGGGCTCCCCGTCCGACCTCGACATCCCGTAGGCCCGCCCACCACACTTGTGGTAGGCCCCTACCACGCTGGCACAAAAAATCCCTGTGATTTGCCCTCCCGCCGATGTATACTACTGTTGAAGGCATCTAAGGCGGGCCACGAGACTCGGAGCAAGGGAGGCAAGGACCCCGCAGGATCGAAGGGGGCGAGACTCCGGGCTTGGCGAACGGAGACATTATGGGAAGGCTCAAGGATGCATTGAAAAGGCTCGACGACGGCTTTGCGAAGGACCACGGCCTGTCCAGGGAGACCGTGCGGAAGCCCGGCCTGTACTACGTCGCCCTCCGGGACCGCTGGACGGTGGCGGCATGGGTGCAGGTAAGCTGGCTGGGATGGTCCGGCAGGCAGCGTGCCTACTGCTGGAAGGCGATCAACGACCTGAGGAGCTATCCCGACTCGCATTTCGACATCATCGGGCAGCTTGTCAGAAAGGAAGGAAGCCCATGAAGCACGTCTTGGACGAAAAGGACGCAGCGTACCCGATCCGGCCCTCGGACATCGACGCATCGACCCATTTCTGGGATGCGTTCGGGAACAGCGAGACGGAGGTCTCGGCCAACTACATCGTCGCTTTCTGCCAGGAGCGTGTCGGGTGGTTCCCGTTCACGTTCAAACAGCTCAACAGGTTCTACCTGGCCAACAAGCCCGAGGGGCATGAGGATTACACCTTCAACGGCCTGCGGCATGCCCAGCCCGGCACCCTCGAATGGCTGCAGGACGAGGAGAACCAGTTCGTCCAGTTCGGGAAGGACGGCAAGTTCAGGGTGACCCACGAGTTCGTCGCCCGCTGCTTCCTGTCGTCCCCGAACTTCGAGGCACGGGCGTAGTATTACGTGTCTATATAGCCGTCGATCTCGACGGACGACGTTAACCGGGAGGAAGTATATGGAATTCCGCAAGCCGCCGCACTACCACGTTGTCGGCACGTCCGAGAACCAGGCGGGGGACACGGTCGAACAGATCGAGGTGCGCCTCAGCGACCTCATCCGGACGCTCTCCGAGCTGGAGGAGAAGGAAGGCGACCTCCTGGTGCTCGCCGAGGAGGACATGCACCATGGCTTCGGCCCCCCGTTCGCGGTCCTGAAGCACATGGAGCACAGGAAGGCTAGGTCCGCCGTGGACACGGGGAGCAACTGGACCGAATATTGCGATCCGTGGGAATGCGACAGGGCCGAGCGGGCCGTCATAATCAAGACGTAGACGGGAGGAAGGAAGGGCATGGCCAGGAAATCGAAAGCGCCGGAAGAACCCGAGACCTACGAGGGCCTCCTGAGGGAGGAGCACGGGCAGTGGCAGACCCGCCATGCCGACGACCACGTCCCCCGCGACCCCACGTACGTCTATTCCGTGGGCGAAAAGGTCGTGTACGGGGCGCTCGCCGACGCCAGGGTGGAGGAGGTCCTCGACGGCGGCGTGCGCTACCACATCAGCTACCACGACAAGGGGAAAATCTACGGGAAGCTCTACGACGCCGGACGGAAGCCCCGCATCGTCTGGTGGGTGGACCTCGCCCCCCTCGCGGCGGAGGAAAGGACCAGGTTCTCCCGCCCCCGCATCCACGCCCAGTACTCCTCCACGGACCTCCGCAGCCTCGCCTTCACCTGCTATCGCAGGGGGCTCATCGAGAACCCCGAGTACCAGAGGGACTACGCCTGGACCCTGAAGGACAAGCAGCGCCTGATCCGCTCCATACTCAACCGGACCGACATCGGGAAGTTCGTCTTCGTGGAGCATCCCTACCCCGAGAACAGGCTGGAGGTCGTGGACGGGAAGCAGCGCATCCGGGCCGTCCTGGACTTCATGGAGGGGAGGTTCCGGTACGAGGGGAAGCTGTGGGCCCAGTTGTCCCGCGAGGACAAGCTGGCCTTCGCGGAGATGCACGTCCAGACTTGCATGCTCGACTCGGCCCGGGTCAAGAGGTCCGACATCCTGTGGCTCTTCCTGGCCATCAACGAGTGCGGCGTGCCGCAGACCGAGGAGCACGTGGCCAATGCCAGGAGGCTGTACCAGGAGGCATTGAAGGCAGAAGAGTCGGGCAAAAACCAGGAGACGGGATGATCCTCAAGAATTTCCTTCTTCGCAAACGCGCCTTTCCAGAAGTCTCCAGATGGAATGGGATGAGTTTCAGGATTCAGTACCCTCCTAAGGAGCACAACCCCCCGCACTTCCATGTGAGAATCGGGGAGGGATCCGGTAAAGGAACGACCTACTCCATAAACATATGGGATTTGAAGCCCACGGAAAGGGGGGAGAGGAGTTCTGTCTAGCGTGCGCATCGGGCAGATAAAGGACTGGTTCGAAATGCCAGTAGGCGGAGAGAAGACGGTGCGAAGTCTGATGTACGACAACTGGCTGCTCTCTCAATACGGAAAGCCTATGGTCAAAATCCCGGCCCCTCAGGAGTTAAGGAACAAAAAAGCCGGGGTTGCCATCGCCCCGCGGGCAATCAAAAGGCATGGGCCCTATGCGATAAGGCAAGCCACCCCCATCAAGCCGTTTTGGCTGATGGTGGATTTCTGGTCGGGCGAGTCAAGGATGGTGGACGTACATGCGATGTTCAAGGGCAATCGGATGTTCGCCCGGCTTTGGGAATGGGACGAATTCAAAAAATTGCGGCTGGAGCCCAATACAGTGCTGTGGTACCACGGGTTGGACGAGCTAGAGGTAGAAGACCAGGATTTATGGGCCTTTGGGGAGCCAATCTAGGGGTATTGTGCGATCAGAAGATCGTGTCGGGAAGCGTTGGAAAAGGAGGAAGGGCAATGAGGATATGGCACGCCACGGGCCCCGGCTGGGACTTCGGGTTCTACGAGGGCGACCGGGAGGACGTGATCGAGTTCGTCGAGCTGCATGCCCCGGGCTTCCGGAAGGCGATAGGCCGGGGGCCCGAGGGACTGCGGGCAATATGCCCGACCCCCGTGACGAAGGACGCCATAGCCGCCGCCAGGGCCGACCTGAAGGAACATGGGACAACCAGATAAGGAGAACGGCATGAACAAGCTCCCCACGATAGAGGACAGGCTCAGGAAGATCGTCGTCGAGCAGCTCAGGCCCGACGAGGGCGACGTCACCCCCGCGGCCCGCTTCGTCGACGACATGGGCGCGGATTCGTTCGACCTCGTGGCACTCGTGCTGGCGGTCGAGGAGGAGTTCGACATCGACATAGCGGACGGGGAGGAGGAGGCGCTGACGACGTTCGGGGACGCCGTTGCGTACGTCGAAAAGAGCGCCCACATGGCGAAGATGAAGGCTTGCCGGAAGAAGCCGAGCACGGAGGAGCGCTGCGAAAGGGGCCTGGACGACGCCATCAGGGACTTGTCGAATCAAGCCACGGATGTGGCCACCGTGGACGAGGCCGCCGCGGACCTGGTGGCGGCCGCCGTGGACATCCTCCGCAGGGCGCATGCCCGGGTCGAAAAGCAAAGCCACGACAAATAGCCCCGTCCCAGTGCCAATCCGCAAGTGATGCCATTCCCCGAAGGCGTGGTATTTGCCATTGGACGGGCCCAGCCCGTCCGAAAGGAAGACGACATGAAGGCAAAGCACCTGATAGTCCCCGTGTTCCTTGCGACGATGGTCCTGGCTGCGCTCCTCTTTCCCCTCGTCGCCCGATGGCTGGGATTGATGGTCTTTACGAAGGAGGCCCGGAGGCAGGCCCCGGCGTCCGTGGTAAGCCTCAAGTACACCCCCGATGCCGCATACACCACGGACGTGTATCAGATCGTCATCCAGTTCGACGATGGGTCGAGGATGATCGTCAACGATCCCGAGCTTTTCAGGCGCTTGCGCCCCGGCACCAGCTTCACGGCCAACGTGTCGGACGTGTACCAGTGCCCTTCGGACAAGCTGGAGGACCGGTGCCGCCTGGTCGGGCACCGCTACGAGGGATTCTCGGAATGAACGTCGGGACGAAAAGCATCCTTTTCGGGGACCACCAGTTCCTGATCCACCCCCTGTTCGTCGCCCGCGCCTGGTGGAGGCTGTTCGGGTTCCCCCGCGACCCGAGGCTGTGGGTCTGCTTCTTCGTCCACGACCTCGGATATTGGGGCAAGCCGAACATGGACGGGGAGGAAGGGAGCACCCATCCGGAACTCGGGGCGCAGATAGCCCATTGGCTGTTCGACCTCGTGAAGCGTCCGGAGTTCTCGTGCCCCGGCGACGAGCCGCTTTTCTGGCACGACTTCTGCCTCTACCATTCCCGCTTCTTTGCCAAGAGGGACGGGCATCCGGTTTCGAGGCTCGCCCTGGCCGACAAGCTGGCCCTGGTCATGACTCCCTGCTGGCTGTTCCTCTTCCTGGCTCGCCTGTGCGGAAGCCTTCCGGAATACGTCGCCCTGTCCAGGGAAAAGGGGGAGGCGACTGGGAACCTCGGGGAATGGCACAAGAAGCTGCAGGAAGGGATGCGGGAATGGGTGTACAACACGTTCAACCGGCAGACGCTGGTCGAGGGGTACTTCAGGCCATGAGGAAGCGCCCTTCCGGAAGGCCCACCAACGACCTCGTGCTCAGCGCCTCCGTGGGCGGCAACGCCGACGTGTTCCCCCGCATCCT